TCACACGGTTCCTCCGTAGTATGGAATCAACAGTTCTAAAGCGGCAATGAGGGCGGCATTATTCACAACATCTTCTGGATGTAACCATTTTCCTTCTTTATAATCTTCAAGTTCTTTTCGCAAATATTTTAGTTGGTCTTGCAAAGTTAGCAAGGTAATTTTATCTGCAATATCATAGTCAAGCATAAGCCCTTTACTCATAATTCACCTCAAAAATGTTTTAGCAATTTTATCTGCACAATAATGTCCATCTTTACCATTGTCGCCCATCTCTTCGCATATGTTTAGGCATTCTTGAATAATCAACTTGGCAAATTTTTCTAGGTTGTTATTCACAAAATTTAAACTGACACAATCACTTTCGACCATTAATTTGTAAATTCGTTCGTTCATGCGAATTCCTCAATGTCAAATTTAGTCATAACAATTTGACCCTTAACTTTCTTTGGATAGAATTCTGGTGCTGTCATTGTCTCTGCAACGAGAATCTTACCAATTGCAATCCATTCAACAAGTGGCATTGCAGTATCAGTATACGCTTCAAGATATTCTTGGCATTCGGCAAAAGATTTGAATTGCTTAGAGTCAAGTGTGTTTGTCAATTTTGGTTTTGCGAGTAACATAATTTATTCCTTATAAACAAGTGAGGAGGTACCATCGTAACGTGAAATGTCTTCGTTCCATGAAGGCGGTTGTCCACATTCAAAATGCGCCACATCCCGTCCCTCAATGTCTTCTTCAACATTCAATATATCAACTTCATCGGTGTAGTGCCAATCGTGGCACCACTCACAATAAACTTTGAATCTGTCTTCTGCCATTTTTCGTTTGCTTTGAAAGCCAGTCATGTTCACTCCGCAGAAATTGGATCTAAACAGAATTGTGCAAAGTCTTCCCATGTGCCATCAAATATAACTTGATTGTGTCCACTATCATATACAGTATTGCAATTCTGCACAATCACTTTGTCTTCATACACATGGTATTCATAGTCTTGGCTGTAATCACGACCAAGCACAGGTGCGTAAATATAAATTCCACCAACACCGTGTTTCAACTGAACAACCAATTGTGCGGCAAGACAACTCATGCCATTTGCTTCAACTTCTAAGTCAACACCACCAAAGCCATTGACGAGGGTTTTAGAACCTAAAAACTGAGCAAGTTCATGTCCATGCCCTGAAGGATATCCATCGTATTGACGATAGATGCACATGATTGGTTCAGATTCACCAGTGTCACCAGTAGAATCATAAACAAAAGTTAAAGACCGAGTACCCATTACATATTCTCCTTTGCCATATCATAACCATTCATAAAATCATCATTGGAAAACAACAAGTCATTCCAACGCTTCTCAACAATTTTTTCAACCCATTCAACTGGACATCCAACTTGCTCTGCAATTTCTTCGCAAAGCATAACTGTAGTGTCTAGTATCTCATTAATTTCAATTTCAATATCGCTCATTATGCATCCTCACGCATTACACTAACACCAATCAACATGCCGATTAGCCCGCCAATTGCAACCATCATTAGGGTCAACAAGTCGGCATCAGGATTCACTTCAATACCACCAACGGCACCAAAAACAATTAGAAAACTCACAAGCATTATAATAGAACCACGCATTAATTCCAACTCCTAACATTAAGTACTTCAATTTCAACAAATTCATCCTCAATATCATCAGGTATTTGTTTTTCAACGGTATTAGCAAAATACACAGCGGCATCATTATTATCAAATGCCTTCAAATTGACCCAACCATTCTCAGGACTAAAACTCTTAACGATATAAACTTCCATTTTAATCTCTTTTCAACTGAACAAATTCTAGTATAGCACAACGGGAAACAATGTCAACAACTATTTTCATTATTGTTGTTTTCTCGCAACACCAGAAATTTGCCATAATTTCTCTTCACCCTCATAATCGTGGGCATAAACAGAAAGTTTTTTTCCGTATGCTTCGATAGTACCCCAATTATCATAAACATTATTCGGGTCTGGTTCTACAGTAACGTTCCGCATAATCTCACAATAACCTTTTTGTCCCGTAGGCAATTTGCTTTTAAAATATTTGTAACTATCGGGATAAGTAATAAAGATTTTAGATTTCATAAATTTCTCACTCAACAGAATCTATTATACAGGAATTGGTGGGTATGTCAACAACTATTTTCATAGTTGTTGTTTTTTTGCAACACCTCAACCTTGAGATATGACTTTGTATATTTTACACACCATGGCTGGATCACTTTCACCATAGACATATACTACTGAGTTCATAACCCTAACCAAGTTTGCATAATGTATATTCAGATGTGCTTTGAATTTTTTTTCTATATTTACTTTATTTGCCTTAGGTCTCAGCACTTTTTGGTAATGCTTTGCATTTCCTTTTGCATCAGTCCATTCTAAATTCGAAAGACGGTTATCATCTTTCTTACCATTTTTATGATTGACAATAGGTAAATTTTTAGGATTTTTAATAAAACATTGTGCGATCAAACGATGAACTTGAAAATGCTTTATTACTTTATCATCATTCGATAGTGCAATTTTACGATACCCGGACGCCGTGAGTGAATCTCTTAATTCAACTTTTTTGCCAAGGCGTTTATCAGAGTAAACTTTACCTTCTTTAGAAACATAGTAACCAGAGAATCCAGGAATAGATTTTAAATTTTTGACTGTCATTTTAAGCCGCTTTCAACATAAGAGTAGGATATTTCACAAAACCAGTGGTATCTTTTTTAGCTTTACCTTTTGCATACAAGCCAACAACAACACCTTTAGGATCAAGGAAACGCAGGTCAGATTCGTCACCATTGAAAACTGGCATACCGATGTAAGTCTCAGGCATTGGCAAAGTTTTCTTAATACCGAACACTGTAGCAACATTATACCCTTGTTGGATTGCTTTTGCAACATCGGCATCATTGCCATCGGCAACTGAGAATGTCAAATGATAATTAGCGATATCAACAATTTTACGACCAAGCACCTTGGTGTAGTCATAGAATTGGACTTCAGGAAAAGCAGTGAACATGTTACGGAACAATTGTCCGTTACGAACAACTTCATACTTTTCGAATGCAAGGTCGGAAGTGCCATTCAAACGGAACACAGGAACAAGGTTCATCCGTTTGCTTTGCTTAATTGCTAATTCAATATCAGCAACCAGCAGGTTCATAAAATCAATACGATTTTCGAAAAACATTTTGGTTTTGCGAATACGTGCCTTTTGAATAACGTTGGTGAATTCACCACGCTTAAACATACCACCACGACCAGCAGTATTCAAACAGGCGGAAGTACATCCAGCGGTACGCTTAGGGCAAGTTTCATAGCCACTCAAATCAGCGGGAGCCAAATGCAGAATGTAGGTATTGTAACCTTGTGACATTCCTTTGAGGACTTTAGGATTTCCAGTAGATAGCAGTTTCATAAATTCCGTTCGTTTTCTTAATCTCTAGACTCTAGTATAACAGAATGGGAATACTAGTCAACAACTATTTTCGGAAATGTTGCAGAAAAACAACGCAAAAAACCGCCTTTTGGGCGGTTCTTCTAGTCTCGGAGAGGTATGAGTACAGTCTATAGCAAAAACCCGCCCAAAAGCCTGGTTATGGGGTCGCTTTATGCCAGTTTTTGATTGCTTTTTCTAAGTCTTTGAATGCTTCGTCTTCCTCAAACGTGGTATTAGTACCTTGGTTCTCAGAACCAGATATTGTAACTTTACTGTAATTTGTATTGTCCCAATTATTGTCGTTCATTGTCGGAAAACTAAATTCGTATTCTTCCTTAAGTGTATCGAATGTAAATTCTTCTTCGCCGCCTTCAGTTTCTTCATCACGAACCGCATCCCACACAGTTTGAAATTTTTCATACAATGTAGAATCGATATCGTCAATCATACCTTCCATTGTGTAGATTGCAGATTGCAATACTTTAACATCCACGTAGTTTTCTGAACCAGCAACAAGAAGTTTAAAGAGGTTTTTAAATTCTCCAACTCGAATGATTGCAGATTCTAGGTCGGTTAATTCGTTCCAGTGTTTCATATCGACTCCATTTTCATTTGTTGATTGTTTTGTTGTGGTTGTTCACGAACAGATTCTTTGATAGTGTTTTGAAATTTACTAACACTACTATCTATAAGCATAGCAATACCAGAAGTTCCTGCTGTTGCTAAAAAGATACCAACAGCGCATCCACATATAAATTTCATCATGCTATTTTCCAATCCATTTCATCACGAATTTCTACCGATTCAGAACCATCATATTCGTGAATGCGAAAAGCAGTACCAACAGGCAACCATTCGATTGTCAAATCGTCTGCACCACCACAGTATGTGTGTGGATGAATAGCAGTAACGTATGTTTCAATTTCTTCTGCCAATGCACCACGTTCAACCATCTCAACTAATGTTGGATCAAACAACATAAAGTCACGATTATCTTCTTCACCACTATATGCCCATGTTGACCAACCAGCACCAAATCCTGGAGATACTAGTACTGCAACTTTCCCATCACGAATAACTTTGTTCATCAATTCACCTTGATTGCATTCAATTCATTAATTTTTTGTGTTTCGATCTTATCTGTTTCTTTATCTAACTCACGGAAAGATTTAGATGCACGTAGTTGTGCGTAGAGTGCGGCGTTACGTTGAATTTCAGCAAGCATGATCTTGTTTGATTCGTCAGCAGAGAAACGCAAACGAACGAATGTGCGAAAGCCAGAACCTTCTTTGACTACCATAAAGTTTTGACGTTGCACACCAACTAGATTTACTTTAGCGACAATCAATCGTGTGGTACGTTCAATGTCAGCATTAGCAACACCTCTACCAAGCACACCAGACTCAACTGCAAAGTCTTTCATCATAGCACTAGTGTATGAAGAATAGTTAGATGCAAGTTCACGTTTAGCAGATAGCATTGCTTTGTCTACAGAGAATTGAAAATCGTTTGAGTATTCAGTACCAACACCATAGATAGCAGAATCATCTTTCTTTGGTGCATCAGCATACCACTTAGGATAGTCTACTTCGTTACTAAACATTTTCGTTTCACTCACACTCGGACCAGTTTTGATGGAACTACATGCACTTAATGAAAGTACAACTGGCAATACGATATAACACAATAGTTTATCCATAATTTATTTTCCCACGTTCTTAATGTATTGACCTGCTTGATTCAAGTCTTGTCCAGCACCTTGCAGAGTGCCACCCACAGTACCACAGCCAGTTAAGACTACCAGTACACCCATAATAAAAAGAGACTTCATTTCACTACCTTTCAATGCTCACATGATGATTAATAACTTTTCTGCTAGAGAACGGAATGTCCTTTATCAGCGATTCAAACTCCATTGTACTATACCGACTCTTAAAAGTCAAATTCTTATCGGTAAACAAAAACACAAGCAACTCATTAGAATGACTTTTGCCATTTAGTAATTCTGCCTGCATCTTGTATCGCTCAGATGGAATTTGAACCTCTTTGTTAATCTCCAGCACTTTGTCAGTATAGACTAGTTGATACTGTTTGTCAACTAGATTGAAAACGCCAACGGTACCGGTAATCCCAGAGACTGCACGGAAAACAAATCGTTCACCTTGCTTGAAGTTATTCTTGCCTTCAACGTGAAATTTTATTGTATTGGTAATCTTCTCTACATCGGCTACAATATCAACTTCACACACTTGCCGATTTCTGTCAGGATAAACTTGTTTGTCTTTCTTGATGATTGTTTTAATCTCACCACTCACTTCGGTGTAAAGAGTAGAAAGCATAGTACACTTCTCATCTTTACAATTTTCGTTTTGTGCAGATTCAATCAATTCACCAACAAAATTTGCAATTGCATTTTGCTTTGCTTTTTCTTCAGCAAGTCTACACGCAACATTCTCAGCAGTATCAGGACCGAATGAATATTCACCAGTACCCGACACACGTTCAGCATGTGCAAGACTACTCACACAAAGCAAAGTCATAATAAAGAGTTTACGCAACTTTCAATCCTTTCAGTCTGTCTGCCGCATATGATGCCGCAAACGCATTTGGTTTAACCATAGGCACAACATTACATGTGCCTTTGATGTACCCAATTGCTTCGTTAATAACACAAGAACTACCATGCATTTCGTTTGGATTAATATCCAAATGAACTTCAACATCTCGCCCCTCCAATACATCTGCAAGTTTAATATACAACTCAGAAAGTTTATACACTTCACTCATCAGACGATACCTTGGACGATTCACTTTTTGGTCGTAGTCACGTTCACGTTGTACTTCACCAAACAATTTGCATCCATTATTTCCATTAATGTGAACTACGATAGCAAGAACATAGTCTGCGTACCACAATTCATTTACTCTCATTCTTTCAGAATCACAACCAATATAGATTTTAGTCTCCGGTGTTTGTGCTTCTATGAATTGCCTCACCTCTTCTAAATCTAATCTACGCACAGCGTACTCCTTAATAAAAACAATGGTGGGCTGACTAGGAATTGAACCTAGACTCAATGAATTATGAGTTCACTGCTTTACCATTAAGCTATCAGCCCGTTTACTTTACTCATGTCTGCACGTGTATATTCTTGATAACTGTTTTTCAAATTATCTGGCATTGGAATTTCTACAATATCAGCTTTATGCTTATCTGCAATTTCCTCAGCAACATCTAAAAAACTTTTTGTCTCACCTGTTCCAATGTTAAAAACACCAGACTCTTTACAATCTAAGAACTTCAAATGATATTGTATCACACTTTCTACAGGAATGAAATCCCTGAAATATTTGTCACTACCATGGAAGACTTTAATCTTGCCAGTTTCTTTAGCTTGTTTGGCAAACTGAGTTTGTGGACTTGCTTGATTGCCCTTATGCTCTTCACCAGAACCATACACATTAAAGTATCTAAAACCTTGTACAATTGATCCGCATGGATGTTTACGCACATGACGTTCAAACAAATACTTCGACCATGCATATGGTGTTCTTGGGTCTAATGGCGACTCTTCGGTAAACTCTTGATTCAAACCATATACACTCGCTGAACTTGAGTATTGAAAATTAACACCAAACATCTTACATGCATCATACAGTTGAATGCTGAAATCTAAATTTTGTGTTAAAACTTTTTCAATGTCTTTCTCTGTTGTTGCACTGATTGCGCCAATGTGAATAACCCAATCTTGTTCCATAACACTTGGTAATTGTTTATCGCCCCATTCATACGTATCAACAGAATGTCCTGCATTCTCTAATGCAGTAAGCATATGACTACCGATGAAACCTTTGTGACCCGTCAGAAGAATTTTCATTTCTGAGAATCTCCAGGAAGAACTCTATAATTGTCTTCAACGGAATCTGGAGTAGACACTTCAATGATTGTGCCTTCTTCTAAGCAAATCACTTGATGTGGTTCTAGTGGCTCATTGCGCCAAACGTCACCCTCATTCAGAATTGTGTTACGCATACTAGCATCTTTAGTCTGAATGTACTTAACTTCAAACTTGCCATTCAAGACATACCATGTTTCATCTTTGTGTGCATGAAAGTGCATACTGAATTTTGCGCCTGTGTTAAACTTCAACAGCTTACCGCAATACTTATCATTGGTTGCAAAAATGAATTCGTGCCCCCAACCTTTTTCAACAAAGCCTTCTAATCTCATTGTATCTCCTTTAGTGTGGGTGCATAATTACCCACATGCTGTACTGTAATTGACGATGCTTTATTTGCAAATTTGATTGCATCATCAATGCTATTCGTCACAAGATATTGATAAGCTAATGCGGCTAAGAATGTATCGCCTGCACCACACACATCAAGAACATCAACTTTTTTTGTTGGGTAATTTGTATTGACATGTTCACTACGTAGCATTGCGCCATCGGCACCCAATGTTACAATCATATCCCATGCATATGACTCAGCCGCTTCAAATTCTTTTTCGTTGATTTTAACAAAAGCACCATTGAATGCTTCTAAGTTTCTTTTCTTCGTATCGATAAAAACTGGTCCATTAAAATCGTGAATCAGATTTTGGATATGCTCATAAGTTAAAAAGCCTTTGTTGTAATCAGATATAACAACAGCATCATAACCTTCGGTATCTACAATTCCATTCCACGGCTCTATCTTTGGCTCTTCATCTATTCTGACGATTTGATATCCAGACTTTTCGTCTATGATTCTAGTCTTTGTGATTCTTGGTTCGCCATTGACACCTGCCGCTTGATTTGAAATTATCGTTGTGTCACAGCCGAGTTTGTACAGATTGCTATGGACATTTCGTGCCATACCAAGTCTGGTTTCTTTTCGTGTTAGTTTGATTACGGGAATTGGTGCTTCTGGACTCAATCTGTCGATTGTTCCATATTGATAAACATCTATGCAAGAATCACCGAGTAGCAATATCTTGAATTTTGTTTGTGGTTGAGTACTGTTCAAGTCTGTCATAAAATTTAATTTCTTTACAGAATTCGGCACCAATGATCGGTGTGTTTCTGTAGTCACTTCCTTTAACCATTATATCAGGCTTATAGTCACGAATCAAGTTTATCAATTCTTCATCGGTATCAAACACATCTACTCTATCTACGTATTTAAGTGCGAATAATAATGATGTACGTTCATACTCGGTATTGATTGGTCTATCTGCACCTTTTAATTCTTTGATGCGTCTGTCGCTATCAGTAAGCACGTACACGTATGCGCTAGGATAAGATTTTGCATACTGCAATAATCGCAAGTGTCCTAGATGTACAATATCAAATGATCCGTTTACTATAATTTTCATCATACATTTATATATGGTGCGAGTAGCCGGACTCGAACCGGCACACCTTTTAAAGCGAGAGATTTTAAGTCTCTTGTGTCTACCAATTTCACCATACTCGCTAACTGGTCCGGCGTGAGGGAATCGAACCCCCATAATGACTTTAGAAGAATCATGTCCTATCCGTTGAACGAACGCCAGAATTAATTTCTATACACGTAGTATAGTCTACATTTTCTATCTTGTCAAGTGGAGCGGGGTAAGAGAATCGAACTCTCAGCATTAGCTTGGAAGGCTAAGGTATTACCACTATACGAACCCCGCATTTTTTTGGCTACCCACCAGGGACTCGAACCCCGACCAACGGTTTTGGAGACCGTGATGCTGCCATTACACCAGTGAGTAATTATTTGTTTAATTGTCTGAACTTAACTTCTTTGGTTTCTTCATTGTACTTATGAATTGCATCATACTCATCATCATACAATCCTAATTCTTCATTAGCAGTATGTAACTTGTCTAACGCATCTTGGCGTTTCTTATTGAATGCTTCATAGCCTTCTTTGGTTCCCAATTCATATCCTTTATCGGAATGAATTTCTTCAGCCGATTTGATATTCTTTTTAAAGATGGCATCAAATCGATTTGCGTATTCTTCCTGACTTACGCTAAATGGACGTGGTGCGCTTCCTTTTCCACCATCACTCATAAAATCACCCTATGATATTCGTAGTTAACTGTATCGTCATTCTCTCTAAAAACAACTGCACCATTACGCATATGAAAACGTTTAGCCATTTCAGTCTTAGGACTCAGCGTAACGTATCTTTGAATCTCTGGTTTGTTTTCTTTGATGTGTTTAACAGCATCAAAAATTAATGTGCGACCTGCACCTGGAGCATAACTCCAAATGGTATAAAATATTGCAACAATCGGTTCAGATGAAATCTGAAACAATTCAGTTTCTTTTGTTGGAATTTCTGTTTGATAACTTACGCATGTGATTGCTTTCACTTGTTCATTTTCGTCACGTAACACAAAGATATCTTTGTTGTCACCAACTCTGTCAACATGTGGAATATGAGGACGCACAGGGTCTTCACTTAACATACTCATTACACTATCAGTAAACGATTTTATTAGATATAACATTCTATACTTTCATTTCTTATATGGTGGAGAATAAGAGATTCGAACTCTTGACTATTGCTTGCAAAGCAATTGCGTTCCCAATTACGCCAATCCCCCATTATTATATTTGGTCCGAGTAGAAGGATTCGAACCTTCGACCCTCTGGTCCCAAACCAGATGCGCTACCAGACTGCGCTACACTCGGATATTTATACTGGTGCCCCATGACAGAATCGAACTGCCGTAACCTGATTACAAAACAGGTGTAATGCCATTATACTAATAGGGCTAAAACTTAAATTATCTTCTCCATTATATTCTTTGCTAAGTTATCCACATCGGCTCTTGTTGTGCCTCCGAGAATAACAATAGCATACTGTTCACCATTCTTATGTACGATCATCACAAGACACTTACCAGCCGCATTCGTTGTGCCAGTTTTAGATACTTCAATGATATCATATTTGTTCATCAACTTCACGTTAGTGTTATTGACTGGAATGTGTTTCTCTCTATTCTTCTTATCTACGACTTTCAAATCGTATCTACTCAATGCAGATATATCACGTATCTTATCATGCCTGTACGCATCTGTCAACATGATAACTAAATCTTTTGCGGTACTAATGTTCTTTGCACTCAGACCAGATACATCATCAAATTTTGTATCGTACATTTGAAGCATAATTGCACGTTTATTCATTTGATAAACTGTCCACAATTTACCACCCATGCTTTCTGCTAATGCTTCTGCGGCTCTGTTGTCACTTTTGACTAACATTAAATTCAACAATTCTTCTCTAGTGAATTTCTTGTGTGAATAGAACATTCCTTTATATGGAACTTTCTCATCCAATGAAACTCCACTCTCAAGTAACACCAATGCAGTCATCAGTTTCGTAATGCTTGCTATTGGTCTCATTTTATCAATTTCAGCATCAACAATCGGATATTGTTTTGTGATGTTGTATGCGTAAACTGTAATAGCATTAGCACTCAAACAAGTCAATAGGATTAGAGATAAGATTATTTTTTTCATATTCTTCTTTGTAATGGCTCCGAGTAAGAGGATCGAACTCTTCTAACCAGTGATTAACAGTCACGCCCATGCACCTTGCTCGGGTTTCTCGGAATAAAATTGGAAGCGGGTGTTGGATTCGAACCAACGATGCACCTGGCTTATGAGACCGGTGTGGTGACCGCCCTACCCGCTATATTATATATCTTGGAGTGAGTGACAGGACTCGAACCTGCATAGAACGGATTTGCAATCCGTAGCCTAACCATTCAGCGGCACACTCACATAAAAACTTGGCGATGCGTGGGAGAATCGAACTCCCGTAAGCGGATAGACAATCCGCAGTAATAACCTCTATACGAACGCACCTAAAAAACTTGGTGGAGACAGTAAGATTCGAACCTACTCACCCGAAAGAACAGATTTACAGTCTGCCGCAACTCTCCAACTTTGCCGTATCTCCAAAATACTAAACTCATGGTACACGATAGGGGAATCGAACCCCTCTTCCCGCCGTGAAAGGGCGGTGTCCTAAACCGATAGACGAATCGTGCATACTTTTTTAATCTATGAATAGAGTATAACACTCTAAACATTTTCTGTCAACAACATTTTTGGCAGAGAGTATGAGATTCGAACTCATGCACCGCTTTCGCAATGACAGTTTAGCAAACTGCTGGTTTAACCACTCACCCAACTCTCTATAATTTTGGCGGAAGCGGTGAGATTCGAACTCACGGAACATTTCTGTTCGACAGTTTTCAAGACTGTTGCCATAAACCAGACTCGACCACACTTCCATAACTTGGTGCGCCCTGAGAGAATCGAACTCCCACTCGTAGGTTCGTAGCCTACTGTAATATCCATTTTACTAAAGGCGCATAAAAACATTTGGTGCCCTCTCTCAGATTCGAACTGAGACTTTACGGCTTCTAAGACCGTCCTCTCTACCAATTGGAGTAAGAGGGCACTTGGTTCCCAGAGAAAGAATTGAACTTTCGATAATCGCTTATCAAGCGACCGTTATACCATTTAACTATCCGGGACTATCTTGTTGGTACCTTGTGACGGGATTGAACCGCCGACCTTCTCCTTGTAAGGGAGACACTCTACCGCTGAGTTAACAAGGCAATTTTCTTTGGGGTGACCTATGGGATTTGAACCCATCCTATCGGAATCACAATCCGAGGTGCTGACCGCTAACACTAAGGTCACACCAAAGAAAACTGGTAGGGGCACCGAGAATCGAACTCGGATTTACTGGTTAAAAGCCAGCTACTCTAGCCGTTGAGTTATACCCCCAAATTGGTGGTGACAGTTGGATTTGAACCAACGACCGATTGCGTATGAAGCAATTGCACTACCGCTGTGCTATGTCACCATTTGGCAGGGGATACAAGAATCGAACTTGTGCCAACGGAATCAAAATCCGTTGTGCTACCATTACACTAATCCCCATCATAAAAAATATGGATGCAAATTGTTAAAGAACGTTTTGTTGAACCTCTATCGACTCAACATATGAAGTATAACACAATCGGAAAGACTGTCAACAACTATTTTCATAGATGTTGTTTTCATACAACACAAAGAAAAACCCCCTAGAGTTTTCAGTCTCTAGGGGGCTTGTCTTTGTATTCTCTTTGGACTTATGGTCCTCAGGTATAACAAGCCCCCATCACTGGTGCGTGGCAATCGGATTTCTCTGAGCGAGAAATACTCTGCCACGTAATCGGCATATAATTTCTTGTTGAGAGTTTCGATATTAAATTCATTTTAGTTTACTGTTTCTTCGTTAAAAATATTAGACCATTTCTGGAGTTTTGCTTTCTTGTTTGCGGATGCTCTATCTACTTCATCAATGCTAATGATACCTGTTTCAATCATCAACTGAATCATACAAAATAAATCACCAACTTCTTCTGTCAATCGTTCACGATTAGATGCACCATTGTGTTCACCATCTAAACCAAATCTAAAAACTTTACTGATTGCCTGTGTCACTTCGGCACATTCTTCTTGTGCAATGAGTAAAACTTCTTTTTCAACACTATTCATTATCTAACCTTTTCTCAATACATAAAATGCTCTGCGAATCTCGGCGGTAATTATAGAACATCAAGATATGACGCTATCATACCCATCACACGTTCCTTCCACCCGCTCCCCGACAGATTCCGTTCTCGCATTGCCAGCGGCCTTTCGGTTTAAAGACTACCACCCGTAGCTGTCACACTACTTCTCATCCTGTGGGTCACAGTATCCAGAGACTAACCCGGAACGTTCTTTACATATTCTGAATGAATTGCTTCACCAAGAATCGTTTCACTTCCCATGCGTTAGTCATTCGCACAGTCTTTTCTTTACTATTCAATCTGTATGTAATATATAGCCTTTTTGGAGCAGAAATTACCACAGCACCAAAAATATTTTTACTGAGTCCAAACGGTATCACATAAGCATCACCGTTGTCAAGTTTTTTCTTGGCATAACCATTAGCACCTTTGATCTTATCAAGACCACCAAATCGAACTGTATCTAAAATTTCAACAGCCATCGATTGTCGTGGACCCATACCATCAATATACATATTGTTCCTTATGCTTTGGTTCTCTCTTACGCTTGTCTTCAACCACACGCATACGATACTTAGGGCTACGCAAGTCCTTCGCTACCATGTTACGTGGTTTTGTTTTCGACAATTTAAAATTCAGGCTCTCCATAACTTCCATAATCCTCATCGGTTCCATATCCTGCTGAAGCCATAGCGGAATCAAAATCTCCGTCCATGCTTTCATTATACTCTGCATCCATAAAACTTGCAACAAAATTGTCAACCAATTCTACTGGTATATTAAGCATTGTTGCAATCGTGAATTCATTGTATCCTTGAAGATACAACTCTTCAATCTCCATAGCCAACTCGCTCATCTTACTCATGCTAGTTCCTTTTGCTTATCCAAAACTTGTTGATACGTCATTGTGGGTTCTTTGCTAGTGATAGCACCATCAAACTGTAACTGAGACCTCTCAAACCATGAAAGGTAGTCATCACTTTCCATAGACCAATCGACCATGTACTCGCTAGAATAATCCGTATTCGTTTCAATGCCAGTCAATGTGAACTTCACAAACTCATTGTAATCTATGTTAAGCGGAACGTCAAGTATCTTATACTCTGAACCGCCTTTGGCTTTCCAATACTGAGGACACTCACCCACACCATCCCAATCATGTGCGCCATAATTTTCGTGGTACTGAGTGCGGATAACTATCATCATATATTTATTCCTTTAATAACTTTGGTGAGAATGTCCTACTGCAAACAATGGGGTACCATCGTTGTCATCGCCAGCAGGTCGTGGCATAAAACAATCGGCAAAATCATCATAACAGTAGTAACCAGTCTGTGTCACAACCAAGCGGGCATCAGCCGGCAAGGCAGACAAAGCGGTAATCATATCCGCAACAGTAACAAAATTAGTCATATTATCTTTCCTTAAAACCTAATTCAAATTCCATCATCAACATTTTTGCAATATTAATATATTGCCTTGCATCATTCAACGCACGTTCACTACCGTGTTCCATCACTTCCTGTGCATCAGAAAGGTAACTTGCAATCACCATACCAGGACCAGAAAGTTGGAAACTAATTGAATCTTGTACAGACTCAAGAATTTCGGATTTCTTAGCACCGTATGCTTGGATTTCCCAGAGGGTTTGTTCGCTTGCTGTTCTCATTTCAATGTCCTTTATCAACTCAACAGAATTAATTATACACGGTTCGGAGGGTAAGTCAACAACTATTTTCGTTACTGTTGTTATTCTGCAACAGGTGCAAACATCTTGCGACCATCAACCATGAACCGTTCAAATGCTTCCATAGTCTTTTCAGAGTAAACCATCTTACCTTCATGTTGGATATCTTGCAATAACTCCAAGAAACCCAAACCTAAAAATTCACGTTCTTTATTCAGAATACCAATTGCTGTTTCGATTTTCATTTTATTTCCTTAATCAAAAAAGTTGCCAGACTGATACGAAAATGCATTCTGGCCAGCATCAGCCCAAGCCATAGGATGCAAATCCAACTTATCAATCACTTGACGATTACACATTTCCATCGCATTCAGTTTAGACTCTGCGGCGAATTCATAAACATCTTTACCAACATAAAATTTGTATGTAATCATATTAAGCACCATAAAAGTCAGAAGTAAAACCACAAGTATTGTAGACACACTCACGAACTGTGGTGTCCATCGCTTCACCAAATTTGTTGTAATCATTTTTGGCTAACATGTTGAGACACTTGTAAGTTTCTGGCCATGTTAGGTTCATTGTTACTGCGGCAACAACAACACCGTGAACGGCTAAGTTGCCAACTTCGCTAAACATTCCGTAAGAGATATCATGTGATAATGTAGTCATTTTATTTCCTTAAATCAAATCAACTTGAACTTGCGTACCAACTTGCGAGGTATTGTAACTTGTCATGCCAACACCAGTCGGAACTAACGCACCATCTTTTTGTGCCATGTAACGCATGTAAGACAAACGGAGCAAAGCATCATTAGCCGCTTGTGAATGGGTGTATGTAGCAAACACACTTGACACACCAGCAACGGTGGTGTAGACACCAATTCCGTCAAACATCACACGAATTTTTTGTGAATTCTTGAAGCCCTGAATGTAAGTTTTTGTACGCATTTCAAATTTCCTTTTCTTTTCTCAATCTCTAGACTCTAGTATACCACAATGGGCACACTTGTCAACAACTATTTTCGATTCTGTTGTTTTTTTGCAACTGAATACTTTGGTATTCACATTGCCCCCATCCAACGAACGTTCTGGAAAGTCCGTGCCATCGTGTTACCACGGGCAAAATTCTTTGCAGGAGCCGACCAACCAGCCGCTTTCAAAATGTCGCCTTTGGTGAATTTGCCCATGTCACGGAGACAAACAAACGAATGCACGGAACGACCGCTACCAGCACGACCAGTAATTACTTTGATATAACTACGACCAACTTCATAGGACAAGGAATCGCAAAATTCTTGTGCCATTGCTTTTTGAATTTCAGAAGGATTGTCACCATGCCATTTAACATAGTCAGCTTTGATGCATTCGAGGTATTCGTTAAATCCGTCAATCATTTTCTTTTCCTTAAAAATTAAAATCAGCCGAGGGTCGTAACAGAACCACTAACAGCGGCACCGAACAAAACTATTACTGTAAAAATCATCAAAACTGTAAGCATCTAAATCTCCTATTAATCTTACTCACTACAGAATCTATTATACACGGTTCGGTAGGTACGTCAACAACTATTTTGGCTTTTGTTGCTGGAAAACAACAAAAAAGCCGTCTAAAACGGCTCGAAAAGGGGTATTAGTACTTCGGTATTCAATCTTCGGACTCTAGTTCCTCGTTTTGCGGCAATTTCTCACCTCGTTCTAATCGATGGGTATCGCACAATGTTGAAATCCATCCGTAGTTATTTGAACGACCAGGACTACCACACACTTCACATGTACGATATGACATGGACTCAGCCATACGAATCATTCCATCAATTGTATCTGTAAAACCATTTGTATAGAATCGCAATCCGCCAAACTTTTCTTTCACTTGACTTGCTGTGATGTGTGGCATATGTGGAGGAACTTCTCTGAACTCTCCTTTTACAATTGCTTTGCTAGAATGTTCAATCGCCCATTCATCTGGTTCTGTTTTATTACCAAATGTAAAATTCATTTGAAGTGGGCGTGTGTCTCCAGCCAATGCACGTTTCAACGCACGATTGAATTTCAATACTCTTGCACGTTCTTTACGTCTTTGATCCACGTGATGTTGAATGTTTGAACACAATACATCAATGATGTTGTACCAACCATCACCACAATCAAAACCCCAACACATAGCGGTGTGTGTCATTGGGGCATGACGATACTTAAAAATCTTTGGGTACTTTGCTACTAGTGCTTCGTCCAATTCTTTTTTCATAATATACTCTCAATAAATTATTTCACTTCGTCAAATTCTTCAAACTCGTCCCAATCATCTTCTTTGAGATTCTTAGGATCAATAAACTTAGTCTGGTGCTTGAACTTATCTTTTTGCTTTTTAGATTCGTCCAACTTCGGTTTCCCTTTGCGACCTTCGTCATCATAGAAGTCACGGAAACTGGAATACTTTTTTGTTTTTGCCATTTTGTTACTCTGATTCTCCCTGCAAGATTTCGGGCAACGCTTCTTCAATAAGTTTTCTAGTGATGCCTTTGTACGTAAGTTTTTTATCCTTCATCATCAAAACAAGTTTAGCCTCTTCTGGAGAAACTGTTTCAAGAACCTCAATAAAAATTGATTCACGCTTGATAGGGTTTATAGCACTACCCTTTAGAAAATATTCAAACTTTCTCAATTCTTTTGGTAGACGATTGTGTCCCCAATTGTCTGGAGTTTCCATAGGTCTATATGGTGGAGCGCCTGCGGGCAATTCAAATATAACATTCTTATGAAATGTATATCGCAAAACCGTTTTCAATTCTGGTGTCAAGTTTGCAATCTGCTTCAATGAACTTGCTCTTTTAGCCGCTGGTAATTCTGCGACATGCTGGAGCAACTCTGGTAAAGTCATTTTACTAATATCAATAGCCATTTTAAAATTCCTGTATATGTTCCAACAACTGCTTCATGCGGTTTTGGATAAAATAGTTAAGTAGTTTTTCCCTACCACGTTTAGGGGTATTTTCATAAGTCTCAAGAATCTTCTCTTGATACTCAGTTGGAATCTTAGACAGGTCAATCAGCAATTCATTTCGCTTGTAATTTCTCAGCATCACTTCATCGCAAAAAGACTCAGGTTCTTCTTCTAACCACTTATTTAGCTTTTTCTCAGTTACAGGTTTTTGACGGGCTTCTGTTACGAATGTGTCATCAGAAGACATGAAGTTAGGAATACCATCGCTTCTGTCACCTCTGATAATGTGTTCCTTTAAGAATGCTTCTGGCGTATTGGTACGCAAGAACTTCTTACCCATTGGGCTATACTGTTCTACGTTTGCGAACTTCTGCAATTGCATAAAGTCTTTATCGCTGGATAGAATCAGAATCTTTTCAGTAGTGCTATTCTTAAGAGGAACACCGAACTTGTGTGCCAATGTTGCGATAACATCATCGGCTTCAGTCTTCTCAACTTGAATCACTTTGTACGGAAAGTATTCTTTGATTTCGTCACGCACTTTGTTTAGCGTTTCGAAAATCATATTCCAGTCAAACGGAGATGCCTCTCTGTCTTTCTTACGACCAGCTTTGTAATATGGAAAGTAGTCTCTGCGCCAGTACTTCTTATCATCGCAACAGATAACAATGTCGCCATACTCATCTTTGAATTTAACATTGTACATTCGAATGCTATTCAGCACCATGTGGCGAACCATGTTCTCATCAATAGGATTTGATGCATTTGAATTCACTTGCATCATCAGGTTTGAAATCATTACCTGATTCAAGTCGATTAAAATCATTTTAAGTTATCCAGTTATTACTCTAACAACAATTGTATCAGAGTTAATGCGTCCTGTCAATTCGGAGGGCTTGGTAGTCAATCCATCTAACAGTTTTTTCAACACAATCTTACCACCATCAAGTACTTGCTTAACAGTCACTTCGGGCTTACGCAAACGTTTGCCAATGGACGTTTCTGTATTAAAGTTTTGAATTGTCGTACCTTTGATTGTCAGGCCTTTTGCATTGTCAGCATTGTACATGCCAAGCAATTTAGTTTTGGTATTGTACAACCACACCTGATTCGCACCAACAATCTTTTCTGGTAGAACACTCTTCAAATTCAACTCAGCAAAATCTTTCATGTATTGCACTTTAGCGGCAATCACACTTGCAGGTTTCTCTTTTACTTTACGTGTTTTACGTGTGGGTTTCTTTTCTGCACCACGATTTGTTTCTGTAACAATCGCATCATAAAATTCTTTGATCTTGCGTAATTGAACTTTACTGAAATTAGAATACCCTTCTTTAATATCAGCATCGGAGGTATTCATCGCATCTTCAAATTCTTTAGAACGCTTGATGAACACTTCACACATTTTCTTTTGCACAACGGCAGATAATTCTTTACCCTTTAGATACGATTCCATATCTGGTGCGAACTTACATCCGCCGGCAATGAACTCATCAACAAGTCCTTCAATCTCACCGACTTCATCCGAAGCCTTTTCACGAATTCGATCTTGAATAGATACGACTGGTGCAGTTGTTGTTGCGACAACGGGCGCTTTTGTTTTTTTAGTTTTCTTTGCAGTCTCAATGACAGTCTTAAACTCTTTGACAAAAAAGTTTTTGAATGTGTCAGATGGTTCGTAGCCCATACACATCATACGTGCTACCCAACCAAGTTGTACTGGAATAGATGCGTCACTTGATGACACTAAAGAAATTTCTTCCTTCGGTCGACCAATGCTAGCCATGTATTCGACAACAAACGTTTTTGCTTGCTTGCTGTCACAAAAATAGTTATACCAATTCAATGCACGAATCTCAGCAATCTTAAGATTGTTGATTTCCTCTTGATTGGTCCAAGAAGGTTCTGTGCCAAAGGCTTGTGCGTCAGCGCCAGGATTGATCTTGGAAAATTTCATAGTTTATTCACCTAATGTAAATGATACAGACTTAACAGAATCGTAACGGAAAGAACGCCATTCGTTTTTCTCTAAGTCGACTACAGAGATTGCCTCATCAGTTGCCGTTGTACGAACACGTTCGGTTTTCTTTTCGTATGTTGGGATTGCGCTCTCTTGCAATGTGCATTTCATGGTACGCATTGTGCCGTCTTTCTTAAGAAAGTCAACAGTCACAGGACCATATTTGAGGTGGCTAACAAGCCAATCACGAAATACTTTTTGCTCTTTTGCGTCACTTGTTGCATAGTTAAAAGTTGTCATATCAAAGTTCTCCATGTTAAAAATATCTTTCATGTCTCTAGTATACCTACAATCCGTTCGGTTGTCAAGTCAATCATTCTGTGTTCTTAATTCATCATAAAGATAATCATGCAATTCATTGATACCACCAACGTATTTGAATTCATGGTATATGTGTGGAACAAAGTTTGTGTTAGGAATCAATTTCTGTAATTGGGCTACTGTATAATCTTCGCCAAGTATGAAAAGTTTGTATCTTCTTTTGCATATGTTAAGGAGCAATTCTGTTTTTTCGGTTGCTTTGCTTCCAATCGCACCATAGACATAATACATTAAGGCACATTGTACACCTGCACATAGTCACTGGGTTCATTATTTAATATTGCAGTTTTGAGTGTACCCTTGAAATCATACGTAACTTGATAACCCTTTACGACATTATAGAATTCTTCGTGGGTTACTAAATTGCATATTGGTTTTTGGTTTAATGGTGTTGTTGCTAATATAACAGGTGTTCCGACAGACGCACCTGAATAGTGAACTGTTCCATAATGTTTTTCACAATAATTTTTTGTTGCCATGTACGGTACCTTTTCTATGATAGGTTTCTTGCTTATTACTTTTGCCATGTATACTTTATTCGTTGAAGAATTATCTTCAACAAGGGTAACCTCGGCATGTGCAAAATTACACATAATTAAAAGTGCTACAATACTATGTAGCGTAGACAAGTTTTTCATTCCATCACATATATGCTAGTTACTGATTTTACACGTACTGCGGTACCTGGATCGTGATTCATACGAACGGTTCTGATTTGTCCGTAGTATTCAAACGTTACATCATATCCAATAATGAATTGTTTGTATTCTCTATCAGCATAGGGAATGCATCTTTGAATCATGTTGCTTGGAGGTTTGCCCGTAGGTGTGCCAGCAGTTTGTGCCGATGCGCCAGACAAGTCTTCTACCATTGTGCATGATGTTCTAGTCACGTTATACGTTCTGGATTCTTGAATCGGTTGAATGCGAACAACTCTTGCCAATTCGAACTTAACTAAACTGTCACCCTCAAGGCTACTTCGATAATTGCTAGAATTACCTTGAAGCATACCAGAAACTGCGGATGTTGAAATCATAATTCCAACTAGTGCAGTGGTCAAGAATTTCATTTTGAACTCCCAATGATAGCATTAATTATTGCAGTCAACCAAAACACCGACATTACAGTTTCCCATGTCACAGGAATGTTAACGGCAAACAAAGTATTGACAGCAGACAATGTAATGTATGAACCTAGAATGTACAGTGACACCCAAGCAATCAACGCACCAAGAATGACGCCGGCCGTTGCTTTTTCAGGCGCAAATGTAAACGGACCAATTTTCATAAAAACTCCTATTCAATGTTTATACAGTATAACATAACAATCATGGCATGTCAAAATGTATTCAACGATGGTTCGAATTCGGCAATCAATTCTCGTTCACGCTGGTGTGCGGGTTTACGTCCACGAATCACTTCAAGGACTTCATATTGCCATGCGGCACCAGCCAACTCACGCAATGCAGTACACATTGCCCAATTTTTGTTTTCGCACTTTGCACGACTCACATGTTTTTGCCAGCGAACTTTAACAGAACGGACATAGGCTTGACCCTGTGCAACAGTCAAGCCAACATATGAATCGCCAGTATCCACGCACGTAACTTTGTACAGCACATGGTTTCGGTCGGAACGTTTCTTTCTCAATGTCATATGACTAGTATACCATAGTGGGACAACAAGTCAAGGGTTATTTCGGCTTTGTTGCAGGAAAACAACAAAATCCCCCTCTGATAATTGCTGAAAACTTGGTTTACCATAAATATATCGACATTTAAAGGGAGGTTGTCATGGCAGAAGTAGTATTTTCAGAAAAGAAACCATTGTCACGTAGTGAGCGTGAAGCAAATATCAAAGACAAAGCGGGATGGTTGATTACTGTTCTAGCCGCTTTGCTTGCAATCAATACATATGTTTCAAGTGGTAACAGCAGTAAAGTATTGAACAATACAATTAGTGCAAATAATACTTGGGCATTCTATCAAGCAAAATCAGTTAAACAAACTCTTGCTGAGATGGCTAGAGATGATGCTATCGATAGAAAACAATTTGATAAAGCAGACAAGTTAACTGCAAAGATTGATAGATACGAATCTGAGCCTGCAACAGGTGAAGGTAAGAAAGAACTATTTGCTAAAGCAAAGGCACTTGAAGCGGAACGTGACCAAATTCGTAAGTCTGGTCCTTGGATGACATTTGCTGGTTCTGCATTTCAAATTGCAATTGTTTTATTGACGGCAAGCATTTTAGCAGTTAGCATGTCGTTATATTTTGCTAGTATTGGCGTTGGAATTTTTGCCGCCTTACTAATGAGTCAAGGTCTATGGCTTTGGCTTCCAATAGTTTTATAAAAATTATTGTCTTTATAATATGTTTAATAATTCTAAATGCGAGTGCTGAAAGGACAAACAAAAACGAAACGATGAAGTGTGTCCGTTGGGGATGGACTGGTGATGTGTTTGAACGAAAAGTATATTGCATAGAGTGGGTTAAAAAAGACTGTTCGAATAGATTACACAAAGAAATTTGTAAACGGGAGTAAAACAAATGATCGATCCTATCACGGCACTAGCAGGCATTACGTCTGCTATTTCGATGGTTAAAAAAGCGGCTAAGGTCGCAAATGACCTAGGTTCTCTTGCGCCAATGATCGGCAAGATGTTCGATGCCAAGAGTACCGCTACTAAAGCATTGATTGAAGCTAAAAAGACAAAGAAGGGTTCCAACATGGGAACCGCACTTCAGATTGAAATGGCATTAGAACAAGCTAGGGCATTCGAAGAAGAGTTAAAATTGCTGTTTATGCAGACAGGCAAGATTGACGTATGGAATAAAATCAAGGCTCGTCAAGCAGAAATGGATGCAGACGATGCTAATGATTTAAGACTTCATAACGCACAAGAACGTAAGCGTAAACAAAAAGAAGAAGAGTTAAATGAATGGGCGATGATTATCGGCGCAGTTGCATTTGTCATATTCATATTTGCTATCGGTAGTTATGAACTGATACAATGGTGCCAAACAAGTGCTAGGTGTGGAAGATGAACGAATACCAAAAAACATTTGATCTTTGCTTAAAGATATTTTGTTATGGCTCAGTAGCATTATACTTATTAGGCTTCCTTAAATTCTTGCCTGATGACCTATCAGACAGAATTGTCAATGGATTGATTAATAAGTACCTACCTTTTTAGCACATGAAAAATGGATCCAATCACCCTCTTTGCATTAGCGAACGGAGCAGTCTCCGCAGTCAAGGCTGGATGCAAACTTTATAAAGATATTAAAGGTGCCGCTGGAGATATCAGAGGCGTACTCAAAGATTTAGATGAACAGTTTGCAAATAACCATAAGAATAAACCAGCAACAACTACACAACGTAATGCGTACATAGAAGAGAAAAATCGTGTAATAGAATTAAACAAGCGTGATGGTGATACAACTAGCATCTATACAGAGATTGGTAATCATCTTGGCACATACTACGATAACTTAAATAAATGTATTGCTGTGTTTGAAGAAGAAGAACGAAAAGCAAGGACTAAAATTTATGAGGGTGATGATAGTTTAGGTAAACGTGCGTTACAGCGTGTGTTAATGCGTAAACAATTAGAACAAATGGCTGTTGAGTTGCGTGAATTGATGGTATATCAAAGTCCGCCTGAGTTGGGTGCATTGTATACTGAAGTTGAAGAGATGATGGTTCAGATGGGAAAAGAACAAAAGATTCTTATCACAAAACAAATACAAAGAGAAGAAATTGAAAACCGTAGACGCACCGTTAGGAAAAAACAAATGATGCATCAGGCAATGATTGGCATTGCTATCTTATTTGTAATTTTTGTTTTTGGATTCAGCATGATGTGGGTTGCACAAATGCGACAAGAAATGTACCCTCAGTACGGCAACGAATTTATTCCAAAAACAGAAGAACAACGCAGACAGGAATCCCAACCACAAATTTATGTGGGTAGATAAATGGTTCATACGAAAACATATCGTTCTATTTTTGTGAGTGATGTGCATTTAGGCACGAAAGATAGTCAAGCAGATAAGTTAAATAACTTTTTAAAGCATAACAGTTGTGACACACTATATCTAGTGGGTGATATTATTGATGCATGGCGCATACAACAAAACAAGTGGCGATGGAAACAAAGCCATACCAATGTAGTACGTAGAGTATTAGGTCACGCAAAACGTGGCACTAGAGTTGTTTATATAGCCGGGAATCACGATGAGTTTCTTAGACCCATGATACCATATGGTTTTAGTTTTGGTCTTGTTGAAATTCACAATCAAATAGAACATATAGGTGCAGATGGTAAGCATTATCTAGTCACACATGGAGACTTGTTTGACGGCATTACTAAACTGGCACCATGGTTAGCATTCTTAGGAGATAAAGCATATGACTTCATCCTTTCTGTCAATAGTAGGTATAATTGGCTACGTCATCGCATGGGTTTTGGGTACTTTAGCATTAGCAAGTTTCTTAAACACAGAGTTAAAAAGGCAGTAGACTTTATGTTCAAGTTTGAAGAAAACTTGGCCAATTACTGTAAGAAGCGAGGTTTTGATGGAGTTATATGCGGACATATACACCACGCAGAGATTAAAGAAATTAATGGCGTTATGTATATGAATGATGGCGATTGGGTTGAAAGTTGTACAGCACTTGTAGAACACCATGACGGCCGCTGGGAAATTATAACTTGGACTAAGGAAAAAGACAATGATGAAACTCTGTGATAAAATTACTATTGTTGTGCCGTGTAAGAATGAAGAAAATTATATTCATCATCTACTAGATTCACTACGTTCACAAAACATAGGTGACACTAGAGTAATCATTGCTGACTGTTCCACCGATGCCACTAGACAAGTTATTAAAGATAACAGTATTGGACTGAATGTTGAAATCATTGATGGTGGTCCAGTGTCTATTGCTAAGAACAACGGAGCAAGACTAGTCACTACTCCTTACATTCTGTTCATCGATGCCGATGTTCGATTCTTTAAAGATACAGTTATTCAAGATTCTGTTAACAAGATGGAATTAAAGAAACTACATCTTGTTGGACTAAACATTAAATGTTACGATAAAGATATACGTGCAAAGATTGGCTTTACTGCATTCAACCTAATTAATCATACACTAAAATTCTTTTCACCATTTGCAGTTGGCGCATTCATGCTGACACGTAAAGATAAGTTTGAAGAGTATGGTGGGTTTCCTGAAAACCTATTAACATCTGAAGACTACTTCTTGTCTAAAAAATATAGTCCTAGAAAGTTTAAGATTATTCGACACCACTTCGGACAAGATAGCCGTAGATTTAAAAAGATGGGCTACTTAGGTATGGGCAAATATCTTATTAAAAATTTTGTTAATCGCAATAACAAAAAGTATTGGGAAAGTTTATACCATAATAGATACTGGAATT